TTATCTTTTATTTCTCTCGGACCGCTCAAGGATAGTATCCAGCTCTGAATTTAGAGTGATTCCAGACCTATAGGCGAGGTAAGAGGGAAGATCAAGATAAATGCCCGCTTGAAGAGCGCGCACAAGCAGCAAGACTTGTCCGTCATGAATTTTCGCGACATCTTCTGCCGTTAAATTTTCATTGGATGCACACAGAACAGTCCAATTCAATTGCGAATTTATATTAAGATTTATTGCAACGCCATCTTGACTTAAGAGCAGGACAAGGGTTACTGCGTTGGGAAAACCTACAAGACTATTGAAATTAGGATCACCTTTTGGGGAAAATAAAGTGCTACCACGAACATCAGGACCCTCATTATCTTTGCGATACCAAAGCCCCTTGTACAATTCTTTACTATAGACTGAATCTAGAACTTTAGGCCCGAAAAGACAATAGGCAACGCCTATTGCAAGCTTACAAATGAATCGCTGATCAAACCTTGGGTTAACCGTGACCTGCATTTTCAGCTCTCGCCCACCCTCAGTACTAGATTTGAAAAAATCTATACGTGCTTGATCCAAGTCATCCGGCTGCGTGAACCCAATACTGGCCGGATCAGCGCCTTGAACCTCGCCGCACAGAAGCTTTTTCACCCTCCGGCCGGAAAATGCTTGCTCAAACGATAGCCATGTCTTGAGCGGATCTCGGGATGTATTTTCTGAAAATAAGAAATACGCCCTTGTCTCAATACTCTTCATGGTCCGAGGATTTCCGCCCACGTACGCAGACAATCTCTGGTCGTGTGGGCGAACCCAAAATATCTGTTCACCATGCGGCCCCAACCACACTTCACAAACGTGCCCCTCTGGAAGGCCGGGAGGACAAAGGTCAGTGTTGCCCATGCATACGAGTGACACCCCGACTGGATTATTATTATCATAAAATGCCGAGGACGCTTGACGCAGCCAGTTCGAGACCATCCAGTTTTTCTCGAACGAAGCATCAACAAATAACCCGAGATTACTGTTGCAGCTATTGCACACGTCTCTTGTCTTCAAAAAATCCGGTGCATGTGCCCCTCCAAGGAACTGCGGAATAACGTGTTCCAGTGTAAATTCCTTTTCGTCTTTTTCTTCACGACAGTATATGCAGTGCCCCATAGCATCCTTCAAGACGTATTAGAAAAATTGAGAGTATCACATTGGTCGCATGCATCGGAAAGGTGATCGTAAATCACGCTTAGCTGTCTCACATTCCGGAGTAATAAAGCCCGTTGGCGGCCTTCAGAATAACCGCGCCACTATAGCAGTCGGACCCGCAAGCGGAACGCTAGTTGTCAGTCGATTTGGCCTGTCATGGCAGGTATCTATCGGTCAGATGCGGAATTCCAGAGATCGTAGCGTTCATTCAGCACCAGAATCTAGACATGCTATCCAAAGATTAGGTAGCCTCGGGACACGTTAAAGCCTTTGCTCAATTGACAGTTATCGCGCCTCAAGCTTTCAGCTCAACAGAATGAGGAAATAATGGATGGATGGATGGATGGATGGATGGATGCGAAAGGTGTCTCCGTAGACATTGCACAATCAGTAACACCACGAACAAAGTCCAGCATAGTCATGAGCACTTCTTCGACGTAAATTACTTATTTTTCGTTACGGATGGCGAGCAAGGAAAATGCTAACAGCAAAAGAAACACTTGGCAGACTGTACCTATGGCAAGTAGCACTCAATAGAGCTGTAGAGCTTCTGGCGCTCATGAAACGAGTTGATCGGTTCTACAATACTGGCAGGCCACTGCAGATTACCGAATTATATGATGCCGAACGCAGGAGGTTAAGAACTGGACTCCGTCTAGAGGGAGAGGATTTAAATAATTTTGAGAAAGTACATGGATCCTTGTTCCCTGATATTCACGACATCCAGCTTATTGATGAACTCATTACGGAAGAAATAATCATTAAGTTTTGCACTATTTTTAATGCTGGCTATGGAAGGACAGGGGAAATTGCCAAGAACAGTAAAGCATTTTGGGAGCCAATCATCGAAAAAATAATTTCAGAAGCATTTTCTGGTGACACCAAAATTAATTTTATAAAGTTTATAGAAGATGCCAAAGCATACCGCGACAAGCACGCCGCTCATTTTGACCAAGAAAGCTTTACGTTAACTCACGGCAATAAGAAAAGCGATGAAGACGGAATTGTTTATAGCGTAGGCTGGAGCAGTGCTTTATTAAAATTTGATTGGAATTTTGCAAGCGATGCGCTCCCTGCTTTTGCAAGCACATTGAATTCCCATATTCAAAAATTGCAAAAAGAAGATGGGATCATTTAGAGCACACCTTGGTTTATAAACCAATCTTCAAGTCACTTTAGCCGAGCACCGCCTTTTAAAATCCTGGTAATCGGCTAAAAGTGGCTAGTCAGAACTAAGTGCACGCACTCTTCGGAAGGTCAGTGGTTTTAGAACAGGGAGCCCAACGATGATGGCTGCCAGTTCATGATCACCAGCTCGCCGGTCACCTCAGCCTTGCTCTGCCGCTGGTTGGTGTTGCTGTAGCGGATATCCAGGCACTCAAAGTGGAAGCCGTCGAAGGCGCGACGGATGTCCGGGTGGTCGTTAATGCTGACCATCACCTTGCCCTTGCAGCGACGCATGAAGTCGGCCATGCGCTCGTACTCCTCGAAGGGGAAGTCGACGCCGTAGCCGGCGGTCTGCCAGTATGGGGGATCCATGTAGAAAAACGTGTGTGCTCGATCGTAGCGCTCGGCGCAGGCGAGCCAGGACAGGTTCTCGACGTAGGTGCCGGCGAGGCGCTGCCACGCGGCGGAAAGGTTCTCCTCAATGCGTAGCAGGTTGATGGCCGGCCCAGTGGTGGCGGTACCGAACGTTTGCCCGGTGACCTTGCCGCCGAAGGCGTGCTGCTGCAGGTAGAAGAACCGGGCAGCGCGCTGAATATCGGTGAGGGTCTCAGGGCGTGTCATCTTCTGCCACTCGAAGATCTGCCGCGAGCTGAGCGCCCATTTAAACTGGCGCACAAACTCCTCAAGGTGGTTCTGCACCACGCGATACAGGGTAACCAGGTCACCGTTGAGATCGTTCAGCACCTCCACCGGGGCTGGCTGGGGACGCATGAAGAACAACGCGGCACCGCCGGCGAAGACTTCGACGTAGCATTCATGAGGGGGAAAGAGAGGGATCAAGCGGTCGGCCAGGCGGCGTTTGCCACCCATCCAGGGAATAATTGGCGAGGTCATAGGTTTGCAAGTCTTTACTGTATGGATAAACAGGTGTTAGGCTCGCCGCGCTTTGTGCACAAGGCAGAGGCCACGGCTGGACTTGCAGGAAGGGTCTGCGGGTTCGGCGGGCCGGGCTGGATGTTGACGCATCCGTCCCGGCTCGCCTCTTTACTACCGAGTGACTTCGCGGACGTAGGCCTGGCAGGCCTGCAACGCGATCAGCCCCCGGTCGCCTTCGTCGGTGATGGCGACAATTCGTTGAGCATGCGCTCGGTCAAGTTGGGCGCGTACGGCGCCATGTACCACGCCTCCGGTGCCGGCGGTTTCTCGCAGCCCACCGTCACAACCCGGGCCGGCAAGGGTTCCGGCGTCGACAAGGACTGACAGCCGCAGATCAGCGGTAGCAAGCCGGTCACGCAGACGAGCCTGAACTTGTTGAGCATCATTCATTTCCTTCCAGTGCGTTTTGATCTGATCCTGCAGACGAGCCTCCAGGGCAAGGCGCGCACCCTGCTGCTCTGCCAGTTGATTGAGCGCCGCTGCAGCAGCCTCCTCACGCTCACGACCGTGTGCACGGTCCTTCTCCGCCAACTGCTTGCCGAAGCCATCGGCCTGATCGGCGAGCTGCGCCTTATAGGCGTTGGCCTGCCACACCCACGCTGCCCGGGCGCCGCCAGCGCAAGCGGCCAGCAGCGCTACCACGACCACCAGGCGAACGGCCCAGGCGCTCACTGCAGCACCTCGAGCGCTCGCTTGTAGATGGCTTGGCGATCCTCAAGGCCATTGGTACCGCCGTTGATCCGCTTGGTGATGGTCAGGATGTCACCCTTGTCGGCCAAGCTGTTCAGGCCCGTTTTCTGCCAGAACCAGCCGGCGGACATCGAGGCGTACACCGGCTGCTCTAGCAGCTCCGGGGTATTGAGTAACCGGCTGTCTCCGAACAGGGCCTCGCTGCAGTCCCGATAATTGTCCCGGCCCGTCACCTGGATGAGCCCACGACCACGGTACAGCTGGCCATCGCCATCTGCCTCAGGCGTGTTGCCCAGGCGCTCTGCCAGCCGGCCGGTGTCATATTTCGACAGGTACTTGTCACTACCGAGCTCGCGCACGTACTGCAGCTGGCCTGACTCATGCCCGATCTGCGCCAGGAACGCGGCCATGCGCAGGCGCGTGATGATGGCGAACTTGCCCATGGTAGCGTTGAGCCCGGGTACAAAAACGCCGGCTTTCGAGCCGGCGCTAGGGAGGATCTTTTGAAGCTGTTGAATTGAGATAGCCATTGAGGTCTCCAATCAAGGCCGCATGCGGCCGTGGGGTTACAGCTGCTCAACCTTGAGCGGCTTGGTGTCTTTCTTTTTCTTGCCCGAGGCCTTGGCCTTGCCCTTCTTGCCGCCGTTACACTCCACGGTCGTAGTCCAGCCGGACTGGGTGAATACCTGCTCGACCCCGTCCACCAGGTACTCGCCATCGAGCCCCGGCTTGAAGCCCTGGGCGTTGATCGAGCGTTCGGCAAACAGGTCGGTGCGGCCGGGCATTTCCAGCCGCACGCCGGCGGTGCTGCGATTGAACGCAGCCAGGCGCGCCTTGGCGGCCTGCTGGGCAGCGGTTTTGTTGGGGTAGACATGACGGTCGGTGTGCACCGGCGGCAGGCCGTCCGGCGACTCGTCGTTGGCCAGCTCGACCACCTGCAACTTGCCCGTCTTCGGGTCCTGGTGCTGGGTCTTCACCGCCTTCTGCGAGTTGCGATCACCGAGGCGGAACTGATAGCGGGAAACGTCCGTCTTGTTGATGGTGATGACCGCCAGCGCCTTGCCGGTGGTGCTTTGCCCGCCTTGGCGCGGCATGACCAGCAGCTTGCTTTCGGCCACCTTGGCGGTGCAGTCGTACTGCTTGGCCAGGCGGGTGACAAAGTTGTAATCCGACTCATTGCGCTGGTCGACGCGCTCGACCTTGGTGTCGACCGGGCAAGACACCTCCCAGCCGTTGCGCTTGGCGATTTCGCCAACGATCTGCGACAGCGGCACGTTCTCCCAGCTGCCGCTACGCACGGTCTTGCCGCTGCCGCGCATGTCGCTGGCCTTGCCGCGAATCACGATGGTGTCGGGCGGCCCGCTCAATTCCACCTCGTCGACGGTGTACGCGCCCAAGCGGGTCAGCCCTTGGCCCTCGTAGCCCATCATGACCAAGACGTTGCTACCGCGTGCCGGCAGCGCAACAGCCTGGTCGCGGTCGTCAATGCGCAGCTCGAACTCGTCCGACTCCATGCCGGGCTTGTCCGAGGTGCGTAGCAGCAACAGCCGGTCATTGATCAGCGCGGTAATGTCGCTGCCATCCGCGACGATTTGATACGTGGGTTTCATGCAGGGCTCCAGAAATGCAAAACCCCGTACTTGGCGGGGTCCGTTACGCGTAACGCGGGTTAGCCGAACAGCTGCAGCAGCTCGACTGCAGGCGCCGGAAGGGCCGGCAGCAGGATCAGCAGGCCGGCGCGGTATGGCTGCGCCTGCCTGGCCAGATCCGGGTTGGCATCGAGCACGGCCTCGACCGTGCCGTTGAGGTGTCCGTAATGGTGCTGACAGATCACATCGAGCAGATCACCGTCAGACGTTCTGCAGGTCGTTGCCATAGCTCACAAACTCCAGGGTAAAGCCTTGTTTTCGAGGGATGCCGCCCGGCAACAGGTGGCTTTGTTCCTCCTCGATGCTGACCAGGCACCAGTCGCCCAGCACCTCGCCGTAGCCCGTCACCAGGTTCAACGCCCGCAGGTTGCGGCCGATGGAACGCAAGGCGTTGAGCTGCTTGAGCCCGGCCTTGTGGTTAGGGAAGATCGCGCCCTTGAGCGTGATCTTTTCTTCACCCAGGCCCACGGCCTGCTGCGCCACGCTGCGGCGCAGGCGCTCCTGCCCCGCCCAACGAAACGACGCCTGCCGGCGCAGCTCGTCAAACGCGGCCGTGCCGAGGTTGAAGTAATACGGCTGGGCGTTGGGTTCATGCGGCTGGATGATCAACAGGTGCGGGAACGGCGCCACAGCCTCCGGCGTCGGCGTAGCCGATGCCAACAGCCCGCCGCTGGGCAGGATGTTGGACAGCGAGGGGCTGATTTTGCCAGCCACCCGGCCGACCTCCGACGACACCTTGCTGGCCATCTGCTTGAACGTGCCAAGGCGTTCTTGCACCTGACTGATGCCCGATACGCCGCGGCTGTACATCGACGTCACCTGCCCGACACGGGCTTGCGCAACGCCGATGCTGCGCACCAGTCGGCCTGCCTTGGCGCCCAGCTCGGGCGGTAGAAACGGGATGCTCTCCAGTTCGGACGCGGCACCGGTAATGCTGCTGATAGCGCCGTTGAGCGGTACCAGCATGCCGTCGGCGCTTTTCCGGCCGGCCTCCCCCGCTGCAACCAGGCTGGACAGTGACGACTCCAGCTGTTCCATGTAGGCCATAGGCCCTCCTTAAACGTGTGGTTGATCGAACAACTGGGATGAGGCCGTGCGCGCTGCCACCTCGCGCTGCCAGGCGTCAAACAGCCCGCGCACACCGCCCTCCATCTCACGCAGCAACTGGGCCGGATCCTTCACATCGCCTTGCACATCCAGCTTGATGGTTGGCGAGAATGAAAACGACTGATCAACCTTCGGCGCCGGTGGCGGCGAGGCCTTGGCAGGTAGCGGCACCTCGGGCAGCTTGGGCGCCGGCGGAGCAGCCTTGGCCATTTCGCGCACCACATCACCCAGCCCGGCAGATGCCGGCGGCGGGGCTTGCGTTTGCGGCCGCACCAGGTCGGCACCAGGGAACCGCACTTTACCGGCCGTCAGTGCCGGCACCAGGAACGGGTCTTTCGACGCCTGGGCGCCATCCGACACCACCGGCTCCACCGGTGCCGGGGTGGCCACCTCCCGCACTGCCGCTCCCAGCTTGGGCGCCGGGGGCTCGGGTTTCAGTTCGGGCTTAGCCTGCGGCCGCACCAGATCAGCACCAGGGAATCGCACTTTTCCGGCCATCAGTGCAGGCACCATGAACGGATCTTTCGCCCCTTGATCGCTCGGGCTATCCAATACCGGGGGCGGCTTGATCGCCTCCCGTACCGTGTCGCCCAACTTCGGCGGAGACGGTTCGGGTTGCGCCTCGGGCGCTGCTGGGGGTCGGGTAGAGCCTGGGGCCGCACCAGATCAGCACCAGGGAACCGCACTTTACCGGCCGTCAGTGCCGGCACCATGAACGGATCTTTCGACCCCTGATCACTCGGACTATCCAGCACCGGGGGCGGCGTGGTGGTCCGCCGCACCGTATCGCCCAACTTCGGCGCAGGCGGTTCGGGTTGCGCCTTGGGCGCTGCAGGTGATTCGGGCTCAGCCTTCGGCGGCACCAGATCAGCACCAGGGAACCGCACTTTGCCGGCCGTGAGTGCCGGCACCTGGAATGGATCTGTCGACGCTTGGTCGCGCGGACCGTCCGACACCAGCGGCTCAACCGGCGCCGGTGCGGGCTTGGTCGTGTTGCGCACCGTATCGCCCACTGCAGGCGCTGGATCAGCCTTGGTCGGCGCCGTAGCGGCCTCAGGCTCGACTTCCTTGGCCGGCATCATCGTTACGCGTAACGCTTCACCCAGTGCCGGCGGCGATTCCGGCTCGGCTTGGCCAGCGGCCGGCTCATCACCAAACCAGCGCTTGCCCAGCCAGCCACCAAAGGACTCGCCCCCCATACCGCCTAGGACGGCGCCGACAGCACCGCCCACGGCGGTACCGATCACAGGCACCACTGAGCCTATGGCGGCCCCGGCTGCAGCTCCGGCAAGGGTACCCGCCAGACTACCGGCGGCGCCGCCATAACCTTCAGCCTTTTCGTCCTTGGTCTCAGCGTTCAGCGCGACATCGATCGCAGCCGCACCGGCATCGATGATGTTGCCTCCTGGCAGATTCTTGGCCAGACGCGAGATACCCCGCACCGAGCGCGCCACCTTGCCCAGGTCATCGGTGGCGGTCAGGGCCGACAACGCTGCAGGCACCGGCCGAACCTTGGCCACGGCTGCCTTGGGCGGCTTTGGGGCCTCGACGGCAGGTGCAGGACGTACCGCAGTGCCCTGTCGCGCTGCGCGCCGACGCTCCCGGCGACGACTTCTGCGACTACCCCTAGCAGGCCCTGCAGGGCCGCTATTTGCAACGCTACTGCCAATCCCGCCAATAGCATCGGCGTTGACTACGAAAACGCGCTGGGTGTCGTTGGCAGCGGCGCCGGGCTCATCGGCTTGACCAGGCGCTTTCGAGCCCGCCGAAAACACCTTGCCCAGCAGGCCCAGGCCGGTGTCGACCACCTTGTTACCGGTCTTGGCGAGTTCGATCGGCGCCCGCTCAGCACGCCCCACGCGCCCCGCCATGCCTTCCAAGCCCCGGCCGCGTGCGATGTTGAACACCCCCGGCCGATCCGCAGGGCGCTGCGCGCAGTCATGAACGCCAGGACCGCCGCCGTGATGCCGCCAATACCCATTGCAATCGACGGGAACTGATCCGACAGCGAGGTGATGCCACGGGCGACCTTGGTCAGCCCCTGCGCCGCCAGATCGGTGGCCGGGCGGATGGCATCGCCAATGCTGCGCATGGAGTCGTCCACCGCCTGGCCCAGCTCGGCCCACTGCTGCGCCGAAGTCTCGCGACGCTCGGCCAGGTTCTTGTCGAGAATGCCCGAGGCCTTCTTGGAGTCGGCCTTAAGTTCCTCATACAAGCCCCGATTCTGCCCGTAGGCGGTCAGCGCCGCCTTAACCTGCATGTCGGCGAAGATATCGCCGGTGCGCAGGGTCTTCTCCAGGGCTTCCAGCGCCGCCTTGGCCTTCTCCGGGTCGACTTCCTTGTCGATCTTGGCTTGGGCATCCTTGATCTGCTTGGCCTTGTCGGGGTCGGTCTTCTCGACGTAGCGCATGGCCAGGGCCATGGACGCCTCAATGACGTTCATGCCCTTCTGCAGGCCGGTATTCAGCGACGCCTGATAATCAATGCCCACATCGCTGTAAGCCTTCTTGATATCGCCGGCGCCGATCTTCTCCATCCAGTTCTTGAAGTTGTTCGCCGCCTCGTCGGAACTGCCGGCGGTCTTCATCTGGACCTGCAGCATGGAGCCAAGCGAGGTCACCGCATCCAGCCCGGTGATGCCGTTTTTCTCCATGCCGGCCAGCAGCTGCGGGAACCACTTGGCCATGTCGCTGGCCTCGAAGCTGCCCGCCTGGCCTTGGTAGGCGATAGCCTCCAGCGCCTGCTGCATGACCTTCGGATCGCTGATTTTGGCGTTTTGCTCCAGTGCCTGGATCATCGACGCGGTGTCGACGCCCGAGGCACCTTGGCCGACCGCGAACTTGGCCGCGACCGGCGCATACGACAGCGCCTTGTCCAGCTCCATACCGGCGCCGACCAGCTGGTTGACCAGGTCGGCCACGTCATTGCGCGACATGCCCGTGTCTTTGGCCGTGTCGATCACCGTCCGGCTCAGCTGCTGTTCTTCGGGCTTGTTGGCAATGTCTGCCTTGATCGCAATGTCACGGATGACCGCTTGATAGTTCGCGCTGATCATCGTCGGCACAGCGGCCATGCCCGTGGCCACCACCGCCTTGCCGATATTCGACTTGAGCGATTCCTTACCGGATTGCAGCTGCTGGTGGCCCTTGATCTGCAACTCGGCGGCCCGCGCCTCGCGACCCAGGCGCTGATACTCGCGGCCAAGCCTGCCGACCTCGATACCCTGCTTGCGCAAGACATCCAGGTTGCTGTCCAGTTTGCGCTGCAGCTTGTCGGCACCGGCCGCGCCACTGTCGTGCGCGCGCTTCCACTCCTCGCGCAGCTTGATGGTTTCGCCAATGGTGCTTTTCAGCACCTTGGCCTTGCTGCCCTTGGCCTCCAGCTTCTGGATGCCGTTTTCGGCGGTCTTGAACGCGGCGCCAAGCGACGACGCGACGGCACCGCCGATCACCAGCGATAACGCTACCTTGCTTGCCATCGGTTACCCCCTGTGCAAGCTCAATCGGTCAGCCACCAGACCATGTCTGAATACGACATGGCCATGATTTCAGCAGCCGAGAAATGCAGCTCGGCCGCGAGACGCTTGGCGGCGTGCTTGAGGGTCGCCGGATTACAGTTCGTCCTCTCGCACCAGAAAGTTGTATCCGGTGGCTACGCGGTTGTAGTCCTTGTACGTGAGGCCTTCCAGGTCCTTGACGCCCACGTCGGCCAGAGATGCAAACAGGTTCAGCTCGCGCTGCTCCTCGTCGCCGTCCGAGGTCTGCCCCGAGGCGCGAATATCCTTCACGGTCGGGGCACGCAGGGTGATGGTGGCCTGATCCACGCCATTGATGGTGGTGGGTTTGGACAGGCGAACGGTGACGTTTTCAGCGGTCAGGGTCAGGTACTTCGGGGCTGGCTTGCTCATGAAAGGATTTCCTTGTTACGGAAAGGGTTGCGAGGGGAATGGGGGTTAAAGGCCAAGCGCCGCGCGCATGCCGGCCATCTGATCGGTGCCGTTGATGACACGCTTCATGCCGACCGGGTCAATCTCGTAGATCACCTCGCCGTCGACTTCGAGCTTGTAGTAGGTCACAGCGATGCCGTGTTTAAGCTCGGCCTTGTCGCCGGCCTTCCAGTCGCCCATGTCCAGCTCTTTCAGGGTGCCGCGCAGGGTGACGACGACCGCGCAGACTTCGCCCTTCTGGATCTTGAAGCCCCCACGGAATACGCCGTTAAAGGCGTTGCCGTCGGCCAGGCCGAAGAACTTGAGGGAGTCTTTGCGCACACCGGTGGTGACAAAGTTGGCCTCCAGCTTCTCCATGCCCACGTCCATCTCAATCGGCATATCCATGCCGCCTGGGCGGTACTCCTCCATTTTTAGGGTGAGCTTGGGCAGGGTCAGGCTGGGCACATCGCCCTGGAAGCTTTTGCCATCCACAAACAGGTTGGTGTTGGCGAGAATTTGGGGAATGAATGCCATGTCGGGGTCTCCTTAGGCGGCAGCGTTGAGCACTTCGGTCAGCCACTGGTTGGTGACATCGAAACGGAAATTGGGGTTTTCGGCCGGCGGCACGTCGGTGAGACGGATGTTCCAGTACACCTTGCCCTGCTCCAGCTGGCTGGCCGTGTTGAGCACCGGGTCGGCGTAGACCTCGAAGTTGATGATCGCGCCCTGGTTCTTGAGGTCGCGCATGAACGCCAGTAGCCCCTCCGTCACGTCCTTGACGTAGGTCGCGGTGATCGAGCGGTCGACTGCCCACTTATGCCCGTACATGATCGCGTCCATCACAATGTCGAGCGTGCGAACGCGGGTGACAAAGGCCCACTTGGCATCGCTGGACAGTGTGCGGTTGCCCCACAAGCGGAAGCCGTCGTCGCGAATGATGGTGGCGATTTTGGCGTTGTTCAGCAGGTTGGCCCGACAGGTGTCGTCGCCGTCCAGGAACTCCACCGAGCGGGTGGTGCCAGTGATGCCGACGAATTCCTTGTTGGACGGCGAGGCCCAGAAGCCGTATTCGGTATCGGTCCAGGCAAACAGGCCAGCCGTCCAGGCCGATGCGGGCTGATCAACAGTGGCGTCAGCGGTGGTGTCCCACTGCTGCACGCCGGGGTCGACCATGAAGATGCGCTTAGAACCGAAGTTCTTGGCGTAGAGCATGGCGGCCTCGTCAGTGGTACCGGGACCGTCAACAATGGCAATGGCGCGCAGCTTGGCCGCCAAGGCATCCATGGCAGTGGCCACCGCCTGGGTGGCGCTGTGCTTGGGCGCCACGATCAGCCGCGGCTGGGCGTTGAAGCGGCTTTTACCGTCGAGCAGTGCCTGCAGGCCGGTACGCTTACCGTTAGCCAGCACTCCGCCGATGATCGAGGACGTTTGTGCGGCGGCATCGGTGGCCTTGGCCACGCCACAGCAGACGATCACTGCCTTGGCGCGGGTGTAGATGGCCCGGCAGGCCTTGGTGATGGCCGAGGCCTCACCGAACGCGGCCACCGCCTCGCGCTCGTTGGTGATCAGCACCAGGTCGTTGTACTTGGCCGTGGCACCTGCACCTTCGGTAAAGGTGTCGACCAGGCCAATGATCGAGGAGGACGGCAGCGCGATATTGCGCGCACCTGTGTCAACGAGCGTTACGGTAACGCCGTGAAAGAATCCAGCCATGGGAATGCTCCAGAAAGCACCAGGCCGCGACAGTGCGCGGCCCGGACACAAAAAAAGCCGCATAGCGGCCTCGGGGTTACGGTGATGTTGGGTGGGTTAGGCGGCGTTGCCGACGCCCTGGACACTGGCGTGAATGGCTTCAATCGCCACGTCAGCAACTGCCTCGACGGCGTCATGGCTGGTTACCTTGAGCACGTCCTGCTTGCCTTTCAGGCGTAGCGCACGCAACTGATAGAGCGCCTGCTTCCAGGCGGCGGCCTCCGCCAGAATGCTGTCGGTAGCGGCTCGCGGTTCCAGACCGGCAGCATCCACCCAGGCCTGCACGGTTGGTGGGACGTCGCCGGTGTAACCGGCAGCGGCGAATGCTTTAGCTTCTTCGGCAGTTACCTGGTACTCCAGAGCGCGCAAGGTATCGCCCAGCACAGCCCGACGCCCAGCATCGGCCGCCTGGTCGATCTGGCGACAAGCAACCAGCTTTGCAGCAGCTAAAGGCAAGGCCGCAAAGTCAGAGCCGAGTAAGGTTTTGCCTTCGAATTCAATAGACAGATTGGTTGTTTGCATTGGAGCTCCTTACAGAGTGGCCAGGTTGGTCAGAATGTTGGACAGGGTGGCGGGATTTGTACCAGCCGCCACGCCATTGACGTAACGACCGCCAAAGTTGGCCGGGAACGTCGAGTTATAGATTTCGAGCACGACTGCGCTGTTTGGCGCTGCTACCAGCGAACCAATCCAATCGGCTGCCGCCACGACTTCACAGGAAGACAATTTGACTTGCGTCAGCGGCGTGCCGGCGCTGGAGTTGACCATGAACACCGCGTTTTTAAGCCCATATGGCACCGGCGTCAGCCCGGACGGCGTAGGCAAATCCAACGTGATATCAGTGAGCAGAACCTGCCCACCGTAGTACGAGACAAAGCCACCCAACCAAGTGGCCGCTCCATCATTGGTCGGATAGTAGGCACACCGTAGCTTGCGCTTAACCCCTTGCGTATCGGAGCAGATGTGCAACACCCGATTGTCGATGGCAACGTTGGTGTCCAGCAGATGATCAGTTTGCAGGTAGCAGACCACCTGGCCACCCGCAGGCGTGTTGTACAGCGCCTGCTTGAGGGACTTTAGCGGCGCTGCAGCTGTACCAGCAGCTTTGTCATCACCAATCACCGTGTTGATGTAGTAGGTCTTCGCGTTAGAGGGAATAGCTGCGATAGCAGCCGATACAGCCGCATTGATTTCGGCCTTCTTTCCGTTGAACGTAGCAATTAGCCCTTTGGCTTCGGTTACCAGATCCGCGATTTGAGATTCAAGACTCATGGTTAATCACACTCCTAGATTTTTTGAACAACGAGGTTTTGCAGGTTGATGACTGCCGCTGCGTTGGCTGCAACAGCGATCAGCAGGCTTTCGCGGTCTTTGGCCTGCTGGGTTTCGGCTTCCTTCATGCGGTCAGTGAGACTGACCAGCAGCTGCCCCACGACCTTTTGCTGTTTGCTCAGCGCGTCTAGCTGGTCGTCTTGCCGAACCCCTCGCATCATGTCAGCAAGCAATGCCGAGGCCTGCGCAGCCAGCGGGGCCGCCATCGTCAGGTTGAGCCCGGTGGCTGTGCTGACGATGGTTACGCTGTCCGCTGGCAAAGCCTCTAGCGACAAGTCATAAGCCATCAGCAGCTCGGTACCGGCGGCCTTGTAGGTGAGTGGCGTGTCGGGGCTCGACCACACCGCAAACAGGGTGCCGTCGGCCAAGTAGATGCCGACCTCGCGGACCCAGAAGGCTTTGTCGTCATCAGCCAGGGCAGTGAGGTGAATCAGCGAGCTGCTTAGCTTCTCGCCGCCGGAGATTGGGTATTTGACGACTTGGGCACGCAGTGCCTTCTGGTCGACAGTAGGTGTGTACCCCTGTGAACCGAGGCCGATGTAGGCGATTTCAGCCTGCACACCGGTGCTCGTTGCGTTCCAGATCGCCGCCAGGCCGGCCTTGGTGATCAGGGGTTTTAAAGCGGTACTCATAGAACAGCCTCCATCGTGACGCGCACGACAGTACGGGCGGTGACCACATTGGCGGCCAGCAGCCCCGTTTCGTGGTTGATCGGCACGCCCTGCGCCTCGACAGACCATCGGGAGACGCAGCGCGCGTGGGTGGCATTGGCCAGCGATATGGCCTGCTCAGAAGGCGGTAACGGCACCGCCTGGGCTTCGGCAGAGTGCCGCTGCAACTGCTGATGCCGGGAAACACTTACCAGCCCCATCGGCTGCTCAAAGAGCGGCAGCGGGATCGGCTGCACGTCTGCTGACCGACGCACCCAGCCCTGCAAGCGCGAAGCATTGGCCGCCACCAGGCCACCGTCGAAGCGCGCACCGAGCCGGAAGGTGTAGTGGCTGCGCTCGTTCTTCGTCGCGTCCACCAGAGCACGCAGGCGTTCCTCCAGCTGCGGCGAGATGATCGAGCCTTCACCCGGCCGGTTCTCGTTGGCCCAAGCGGTGACCTGGAACGTGTACGGTGCGGCGTTGGGGATCTCGCGCCACTCCTTGTAATCCGCATTGACCCGCACGGCCTTGAGCACACGCCGGATTGCGCCGACCGTGCCCTTGGTCTTGTGAACCGGAATCGCCTCGCGGATCAGCGCGCGGCGCTGCTCGTCGGTATAGGCCGCTTCCCAGCCGTCAACCTTCCACGCCCAGGCCAGCCAGGGCAGGAAGTTCGGCGGGCAACGTGCCGAGTCGGCCACGCCCCGGATAACGTCCGGATCAAGGCCAAGGTCGGCGGCCGCCTCCAGGGCACGCTCCAGCTGGGTGGCGTTGAGCGGTAACAAGCTCATGCCACCACCTTCGCCGTCAGCGTGACCGAGGTGCAGCTGGGGTAATGTCGCTTATCACACACCACCCCGGCCGCTGGCTGCTTCAAGGTCACGCTACGAATCCCCGTTACGTGTAACGCGGCGTAGATGGCCGACAGGGGCAACTGCCCCTGCAGGCGGCGCGCTTCTGCGATAGCAGCATCCAGGCCAGCCCGCGCCGTGGCCTTCACCACGTCCGGGTCTGGCCCTTCTTCAATCTGCAGCTCGGCCTCCACCTTGAACTCAGCCGGCAAACCGGCGGCCACGCGGGGCCGGTCGGTGATCGGCCGCACTTCCTCGGCCGACAAGGCCGCCTTGACCTTCGCGACCAGCTGGGCCACCGGCGTGGTGCTGGTGAGGCTGGGCAAGATGGCCAGCGACACGTCGCCGGGCAGCGGGTTGGCCAGGCCAGCGTCGTAGTCGCAGACCACGACAATGGCCCCGGGGGAAGCTGGGCACGCACGGCGGGCGTCAATTCCGCACCGATAAACCGGGGCGAATCGACCGACACATTGGTCAGCTCGGCCGATGCGCTCAGCCCGTGATACTCATAGGCCCCGCTGCTGCCAGCCACCGACAACGCCTCAAGCGACAGCCGCGTGCGGTAGCGCAACGCCTCGTCGCTCTCCATCACCGCCTCAACCGGCGGCACCGCATCCTGGTCGGCCGGGCGAATGACCAACTTCTCCACGCCATAGTCAGCGGCACGGTTCACCAGGTCGTTACCCTTGGCAAAGGCCAGCAAGCTCGCCTTGGCCGCCGCGTTGACCCGAGCGCGCGTGAGCATTTCCCGGTAGGCCATGACTTCCATCAGCTTGACCACCGGGTCGGACTCCAGCGCCGCTGTCCATTGGTCTTTCATGAACTCGCGGAAGATGCCCAGTGTTTCCTGATACAGCTCCTCAAAATCCACGCTCTCGACCACGTCGGGCGGGGGTAGCAGGGAAAGGTCGATCATGCGGTTACCTCCATCACGGCACTGCTGCCCAGGTACTCGCCGGTCAGCGTCATGCCGATTTGCCCGTCAAGCACCGAGGTGACCACCACCCGCTCCAACTTCAAGCGAGGCTCCCAGCGACCCAGCGAGCGGGACACCTCGGCCTGTACCGCGCTTTTCCACCCCTCATTGACCGGCATGTCGACGTAACGCCGCAGCTTGCTGCCGTATTCCGGTCGCATGCGGCGGCTGCCGAGTGGCGTGGTCAGAATGTCCTCAATGGATTGGCGCAGGTGATCGAGGCCCGAGATAGCTTCGCCGGTGCGGCGATCCAGGCCGATCATGGTCAGCCGTCCAGGCGCTGCAGCTCAGGGTGATCGCTCAGGAACGTCACCGCTTCGGCGTCGTCGGCCGGTACGCTGACATGCTTGGCCACCACCTTGAATTCGCGCAAGTCCTCGCCCTTGGCCAGGTACAGCGAGCGCGAGGTGTAGACGGTGTCGGCGAAGGTGATTTGTGCCCCTGCCTTGGCTGCAGTCGGACGAGCAACAACGGCCGCGTCGGTTGAATCCGAGACGGTCGCTTCATCAGTTGAAACGGATTTCTTGTCAGCCATAAGGCGTACTCCAAATAAGACAAAGCCCGCGACTGCGGGCTTTTGGATGATTTAGTTGGGGGGTTAGCGTCGACTGGAAAACCTCGAAGCAAGCGCGCTTTTAATCGCTCCGCTAAGAGCCTGAGGGTCAGCATCGCCCGCGATATTGATGGTGATTGACACACTGTGGCCGGGCTTTGGTTTGGGTATGTAACGCTGGGGACATAGCGCCAAGGCCAAGCCTTGGGCGATTTCCTCAGGGTCGTTCTCTCCCGCTAGCAGGCGTTTCCAGAAGCTCAGCATGCGGAGGTGATCCGCAAAACCGGTAATGCCGTACCCCACCATTTTTTCAATCCGGTAACGATCAATCCCATTGATGGGTTCCTGCGGATTTTGCTCTGCCATTTCAACCTCAGTGCTTGTGGTTTGGCGTGTTGCCGGTTGTATCGATGATCGCGCCGCCGCCGTGGATATCGCCCGTTACGCTCAACGGGCCCTTGATCAGTACATTGCCCTCAAGGGTGATTGACGACGCCTTGACCGTGGCGGCCTGGGCCTCGGCCGCCATCGTCGTGGTCTTGGCGCTAATCGTGTCGTCTGTGATCACTGCCTTGCTGCCGCCGACCTCGATGGTGACCGTGCCGGTGGGCAATCTGATGGTGTATGTGTTGGCTTCCCAGTCGTAGACCAGCGAGCCGCCATCATCGAAACGCCACACCTCGACATGGTCGCGGTTGTCAGGCTGTGGGCCGGCATTGCCGTACAGCCCCGGCACAAATGTGCCTTGGGCAGGGTCACCGCTCGGGCTGATCAGCGCGCCCTGCTCGCCCAGGCTTGGCGACCGCCAATGGCGGGCCTTGCCGGCGGCGAGGGCATGCCACTTTACCCACGCACTGACCCAGTCGGAACCGTCCGACATGCGCAGCTTGCCTGCCACTAGGTCTACAGCGACGACGTACCCCTTGATCACCTGGTCGGACAGCATTCGGTCATGCTGCGCGGTCGCGTAGCTCATTCCATAGCCTCCGGATGCTGGTAGTGCTGTTCCTTCCCCTCCCCGCTGTCCGGGTCGAAGGCGAACAGCACCGGGCCGGGCTCTCGGGGCCAAGGCCACTCCTCCTCGCCTAAGTAGATGATCTGGGTCCACTCGACCACCCAGACCGCAAAGCCGTCCAGCTCTGGCCTGCTCCAATCGCGCTCGGCCCTTACAAACTCAGCGAACCGCACCGCCAAACCCCACGACTGCATGCGGAGCAGGACAGCCAACTGAGCAGCCACAAATGCAGCAATGTGCAAGCAGTTGTCTTCCTCCCCCGGTACAAGCACGCGCGCTTCAAAACGCGCATCGACCGCAGTCTGCCCCGTCCCGGGGTCCTCTTCGGCACTTTCGAATCCTGCCAGTTCGAGCACCACCGCAGGCGGTGGGACGACCTCGATGCCGCTTGGCATGGTCCCCACATACTGCAAGCCTGGAATGGCTTCCCTGATGTGCTGCTCCATGGCCGCGTACACCTGGCCTAGTGGAATGAAATCCTCATCCATAGCCTGACCTCCGAAGGTACTTCTGTAATTCAAAGTTCAGTTCTTGCTCCATGACGACTACCAGGCGCTCGTGCGCGCGATTGGTCCAAGCCTCGAAGTGAGGCCGGACGTCCTCCAGGGAGATCTTCGCCTTGGCCAACGGGAAGCGACTGTCGTTCTCCGAGATCCAACCAGAACGTCGTCCACCGCCCCCTGATACCTCGCTATCCGGGTAGCTGTCCGCGTCGAAGTGTTTGCTTGCAGTACGTATCCAGATATCCGGATTGCCGCCGTACACGGTCTTGAAGAACGCGCCCTGGTACTTGCGGCCCGCCACAGAAACGCCAGTCCGGCTCTGCCGGGGCCTACCCGCTCGACTGGCTTCGATGGGGTTGATGCCGAACCAGAGTTTGCCCTGACCGCTCCCGGACACCGGGAAGGCCCTTAGCCGCTGCCTCACCGCCGCGATAGCGATCCGCTCCTGGCGGCCTACCTCCCGGGCGACGTGCGTTCGAAGCCAGCGCAACGTCTTGTTGATCGCCCGTCGTTGCGCGGCATGCGCGAACTTGGGGAACAGCTTGGTGAAATCCTGAAAGCCTTTGAGGGCCTGCGGGTCCAGCTGCAGAGAGATCATCCCGCTGCTGGCAGACTGCTTGTGATAGCTACCAACACTCATACCGCCTTCCTCAAGATCAGCGTTACAAGGCCATCACCACCAGGCTCAATGCCTGCGATGGTGTAGGTCCCGCCGCCGTCCTCTGGCGGCAGATCGACCACAACGCGCTGCTTTACCTCGACACCCGCGTTATCGCCGACCCGGATGACCAAGTGCGGCTCACGCAGAGCAGTTCTGATCTGGCCGAGCTTGGGCTGCAGCCAGGGCGCCGAAAACATCCCGAGAACCGAGCGCCCATCAATCTGTGCCGGATCGCCCAGAACGTCGAACACCACTTCGTCCACGTCGTCGATCAGATCTCGGAAAGCCATGATCAGAAAATCAGGCGGATGACAGCACGGGGACGGGTGCAGATGTGCAGAGGGTTTGATTGCGCCTCACCATCGACACCTTTGCCGAAGCGCATTTCCTCGATCTTGCTGTAATACGGCAGCCCTTCAGTGTTGACCGTTTCGATGTAATCCGCCGGGGCGTAAATCGAGAGGAACAGGTCGGACACGCCCTCGGGTACCAGTCGCGCCTCGTCGTCGGGAACATAAGCCTTGCCACCTACCTTGCCGCGATACCGCTCCCAGCTGATTCCGCCAAACTCGAAGGACTCACGCCCATCGCCCCGCAGAGCGGCGGCCTGCTGGCTGCCCTTGTAGGTCTCGACGACAGACGGGTGAGCGATCAGCTTCTTCCAAAACGTCTTGCCACAGAAGGCACGTGACCCCGTGGTAGTGACGTTGCCCAGCGCCTCCTCTTGGAGGTCCAGCGCATCCACGCACTGCACCTGGATGTTGGCATTCGGATCGTTGAGGCCCATCGACTGCTTCTGCTGGGCAACGCCAAAGGTCTTGTAAATGTCCAGCAGCACCGTAGTGCCGTTGGAGTCGAGCACCTGGCCGTTGATCGCACCCATACGGTGATACTCATGGGTGGCATCCAGCTGGCTCCGTGCTTTGGCGAGCCGCTTGTTGACCACACCTTGCACCGCCTGCAACTCGGTGAGGCTACCGAAAGCCCGGATCCCCTGGATCTCGTCCGCCTTGATCGAGAACCGCTGGGGCAAGTGGATAGTGTTGAACGGGATCAAGCTACGCTTGCTGCCACCAACCACTAGGCCGGAGGTACCGCGCTCTCCCGCAGGCACAAGGGCAAGCGTATCGCCGTCTTTTTCGAGCTGCACGGTCAGCGTCGGGACGCCTTCCTCACGGAACAGCCCGAGGGCCGCCAGACGACCTGGCACGTACTCCTGCTGATTGATGGCGGCGGTCAGGGCAGCAACGCCGAAAGCGTCGTCTTGGAAAATGGCGATATCAGCCATGGGGGTACTCCAGAAAGTAAGAACCCCGCTCTGGGCGGGGTTGGTAGGAAGATGAGTGCGGGTCAGCGCACGATGATGAAATGCGTTGCCAGGGCCTTTTCAGCATCCAGGTCGAGGCCGGTTAGCAAGGCTTCCGTAACTTCCGCCATACGCACTACGGCGCGGCCACGACGAATGGTTTCCGGACTCACCAAGGGACGCGAAGAGGATGCACACGGCGGTTTCGCTGCCATCTTCTGCAGTAGGGTTGTAGGGGACGAACTCACCGCTGGCGGCATGCAGACCAAGCACCTGGCCGGCAACCAGAGCCGAGCCGGCTGCAACGTTGATGGCTTCGCGGGAGATCTTGCCAGGGCCTTCGGAAAGCAGGAACTCACCTGGGTGAACCTGCTCATGTTGGATAGTGCTCAAGGTCGTGCTCCTTTGTTGGCGGCCTGCCGGCGGGCAGCCCAGATATTGGACGGGTTGGGTAGCTGCGCCTTGACCTTCTCCGGATCGTCATCGGCCGGCGGCAGGCTGTTATCGATCTCGATGCCCTTTCCGGTACCGACCACCTTCTCGAACAGCCGAGCACGCACCGCATCAGGCTCCAGGCCGGCCTTCACGAAGTCGGCGGTAAGCTCAGGCAAACGAGCTGCGACGCATAGACTGTGCACGTCGCTCGCACGCTTCAATGCGGACTGCACCTCTGTTTGGCTGGTCAGCTTGGTAGAAGCAATCAGCGGCTCAACCAGGTTGCTGATGCCCGCCTTGGCGCATGCCTGGGTGATCATCAACGCCAGTGCCGTGGCATCTGCTGGATTTGAAGCAGGCGGCTCGAACGGGACTGCGGGGTCATCTGCCGCTGGATCCGAACCGGGCTCCAGCTGATCCAGCAGCGCTTGTGGGGTGTTCTTATAGCGCGCCATCGTAGTGGCCTGGCCCAGGCAAGCCCGCACTTGGAGACCATTGCCAACCTCATCGGCCAAGCCCAGCTTGAGCGCCTCTTGGGCAGTGAGCCAAGTTTCATCGTTGACCATGCGCCGCAGCTCAGTTTCGTCGATGCCCGGCGCCTTCGCTTTGTAGGCAGCGATGATTACTTCGAAGGCCGTGTCCAGGACGTCGGCCACACGCCGCAGCTCTTCGGCATCCCCACCTGCCCAGGTGTAGGGGTTATGGATCATCAGGATTGCATTCGACGCCATCACGACCCGGTGGGCGCCACATACCGCTACACTGCCTGCACTGGCGGCCAGGGCGTCGACACGCCCGGTACACCGTTCACCCAGGCGGTTCAGCGCGTTGTGAATGGCAAGGCCTTCGAACAGGTCGCCACCGTTGGTGTTGAACGCCACCACCACCGGTGATACACCGTCGTCAACCGCCTTGAGATCCTGAATGAATTGGTTGGCCGAGATACCCCAGCCACCAATTTCCCCATAGACGTAGACCTCGATGGGGGCTGGCTCACCCTCATCATCGCCTTCCGCCTTTACGGCGGCGGTGATCTTGTACCAGTGCTGGTCATCGACCGTCGGCACTGCCGGTGCCTTGTTGAAGATGCGGATCGGCATCGACTGTTTCATGTCTTCCCCTTCTCGCCTGGCTCATCAGGGTCATCCTCGATGGCCGGCAGGCTGCTGTATTTGAGGCCCAGGGCCTTGGCCCGGGCGATGTCGGCGGCGTTCTCTTCGTCGACCACCTCAGAGTCGGTACCGTTACGCAGGCAGACTTCGCTGCGCGACGCAAAGCCTGCGGCAATTTCCATGCTGCGCGACTGAACGTCCTGAACAGGGTGGATGTATGCCCACCCTTGCGGCACCCAGCGGGTACGTTGGTACTCGCGGCGGCGCTGCGAGTAGTCCGGCAGGTCAAGCGCACCGGCCAGCACAGCCATGTCTAACCAGGCTTTGCGCACTGGGCGACACAGCTGATGGACGTACACCTGGAACTGCAGCTGCTCCAAGCGCCGCCGGAACTCGTTTAGCACCACGCGGATCGCCCGGTCATTCACGCCCTGCATGTCGCCGGTCATAAGCTCATAGGGCAGCCCCGATCCTGCCGCTGCAGCCATCAGCTGCTGCCGCATGAAGTCGGGGTAATTGTTGCCTGCGTCCGGCGGGTCGGAGAACTCGACCTGCTCACCAGGGAGCAGCTCCTGCATCGTGCCGGGCTCAAGCCCGACCATCGGGGTGAAGCCATCCCGGTCGAGCTTGACCGGCGCACCGGTGAGCGGGTCCAACTGCGGAGGGCCATCCGGGGCAGGCTTGCGCACGAAACCTGCGAATAGGTTGGCCACTTCTTGCCGGAACAAGACTGCATCATCGAAGTTGTCCAGGCTGCGCAAGCGCTTCAGAACTGGCGCCAAGCGGGGAACACCGCGCAACTGACCAGGCTCTAGTGGCTCGAAGATATGCAGCATCTGCTCTGCAGGGATTCGTACCAATTGGTTATAGCCAACGTTGAGCGAGGACTTGTCGCTGGGATGGTTGCGATAGCACCAGTACGCCACACGCCGGCCCATGCCGTTGAACTCGATTCCCGCTCTGATCACGTTGCCGTAGCGAGTCACCTCGAACTTGTCATGGGGGACGAATTCCGGTGCCAAGCACTGCAACTGCAACGGCACTGCATAATCATCTTCTAACCGTCGTGGCCGCAGCCGGATGAAGCATTCGCCCGACTGCTCAACGGTTCGCGCCACAAGGGCCTGCAGCCCGTAGAAGTCCGTGAGCTGATCGGCGTCGGCCTCATCTACCCAGTCCTCCCACAACTCCTGCATCGCCTTGCGCACCGCTTTGTCGAGCAATCGCGGGTGCGGGGTGATGCCAGTACCAATAAGGTTGCTGACACGCTTGTCGATGACGTTTGCAGCATAGGGGTCATTGCGCACCGCACTGCGGGAGCGGGACCGCAAGTTTCGCAAGGCCGGCATGATCAGGCTGTTGGCACCGGTGTCCGGTGCATCCCAACCCGATGAGCGCCGCCCCTCAGCAGCGCCTTCGTAGCTGGCCTTGATCCGCTCGGGCACCAAAATGCCCGAGCGACCGAGGGTCAGGTAGCGGCCGCTCACAGCCCCTTGCCCCCATGGTAGACGCGGGTCACCCGGGAACGCGGCCCCGCCGCCGCCACCAGTTCGGCGCGGATCAGGTCACGGGCTTTGATCAGCTCATCGACCGTTCGGTATTCAACGGTGCGGTCTGAATAGCGAACGATCTTTTCGCCGCGTGCAATCGCCCGCTCGACAACGTCGAGGTGTGCTTTTGTATAGGCCATTTCAGCGTCTCTTCAGGTAGCCGCTGCTGGAGCTGCGGCGTTGCATGGGTTGTGGCGCAGCCCGAGGGGCCGACTGTGGTGGCGGCGGATCGCTGTGCCGGACCGGCGCCGGCGGAGGTGCAGATGGGGACGGGGTTTCGTCGCCCTGGTCATCGGCGTCCGGCTCGTTGGCCCGGGGCCGGGCTGGCTGCGGTTCGCCCTGATCGAAGAGGCTGGCCTGTGCAAGCGCCTGTCGCAGCTTGTCCCAGTCGTGCTCACCGTAGCGGTGCAGACCAAGGAAATAGGCCATGGCCAGGTTGTACACCATCAGGTCAAGCGCCTCATTGCGCTCGGCCTTGCTCTTGACCCATTCGAACCGCTCATGGCCCTTCACATAGCGGACGACCTTCCGTTCGGCCACACACTGCTGGAAGAACTCGTCCGGCAGGTCCTTGGCGAAGTGCAGCGCACCAGGTCCTTTCTCAAAGTTATAGCGGTTGTAGATCCAGTCTTTTGCCGTGTCGGTACCGACGATCCAAAGCTCGGCACCATTGCGTTCGGTCTGGCCCTTCCAGGTAACGTCAACCTGTGATGGACGCTGGGCGATGATAGCCTTACCCGACTTGCTCGCCCCCTTGAGCGCGAATACGTTGCGCCATCGACGCACACGGGTGAACTGATAGACCTCGTGGGTATGGTGACCGCCGGAGTCAATACCAGCTGCCAGGATCGCGAGATTTACCCCGCAAGGATGCCGATACCGATGCTTCAAGCGATCATCCAGCAACGCCCAGGTGCGTTCGTCCGCTGGGTCGCCAGGAATCACTTGGTGATCGACCACCCAACGCTCCATCCCTGCACCCCAGGCCATAACCATCACCTCCAGGCGATTGGCCTGGACGTCAACGGAGGCCGTCAGCGCTAGTGCTCCTACAGGCAGGGTGCCCAGCACGTAGTCCTCTTGCAACGCGCGAGCCTGCAGCACCTCGGCCTTTGTCTGCTCAATTGCGCTATCCCAGACCTCAGCCAACCGAGTGTTGTAGAAAACCTGCATGGGGTGCAGATTTCCGCGATTCTGAGCAAGCTTGGCCTCTTCAAACTCCCGAGCCAGTGTGGCCCAGGATTGCCAACCTAACGGGGCATAAAGCGCGTTGAGGTGGAAGCTGACCGTCTCTCCATCCCCCTGGGCATGAGCGCGCCACTCCCCTTTGGTCAGCATCTCAGCCTTGTGGTGTTCCTCAATGAGCACATCGCACTCAGACCCAGCGCACTGGTAGTGAGTGGTGCTGAAATCAGCCGAGTACAACAGTCGCTCCCAGACCAGCACCTGCATGTGCCCACAATGCGGGCAAGGCACGTAGTAGTGCCGCTGATCCCCCATCATGTAGAGATCGTCAATTCGTGACATACCCTTGATGAGCGGGGAGCTGGAAAAGTAGAACTTCGCTTTACGCCCAAACGTACTGCCCCTCGCTTCGGCCAGCTTGATCGGGTCACCTTCCTGGTTGACGTCCACTTCCCATCGATCAACCTCATCGCCGTACACATACCGAGCCGAAAGTTCAGACAGGTTGGCCGCAGAGCCGGCCGTAGTGGCAAACAGTGCGCCACCATCGAACTCCTTGGTGTCCAAGGTGTTCCGGGAGTCCCTGGACCGGATCGCCGCCACCCGCGCTTTCAGTTCCGGTACTGAATCGATGGTCTTGCCGATTCGGGAAGACACCCGCTTCGCCAAGCCCCCGGTGGGCAGTAGCGTCAAGATATTAGCCGGAGCCATGTGGATCAGCGCTCCGATCCAGTTCAGCGCGATCTGTGTTTTCATAAGTTGCGAGGCAATTTTGGTCACCACACGCTTACACGGGTGAGCGGGTGACAGGCAGCGCATAGGTTCGCGGGCATACGGCGTACGCGCGGTGCGATACTTGCCAGGCTCTGCGGCACCGGTACCACGCGGGATTCGCATGTACTCATCTGCCCACTCGTCGACCCAAAGATCAGGGTCAGGCGTAAGCCCCCGGCAAAACGCTTCGCGGTACACCTCTGCACCGTCTGCGTATCCGGTGGGCATAGGCTCAGCTCTGGTTATTGAATTGTTTCAGGCCAATGGCCTGCGCGAGGTCGGCGCTGTTCATGTTGGCGACCTCGGTGAACACCCGACGAAAAGTGTCAGTGAGGTGCCTTTCGACTTCCCATAAGTCGCTCATCCCCACCACTTCGCCTGCTAGCTGTGGGGCCAGGCCGAATAATTGCTCACGAAGCATCCTTCCCGCAGCGAACGCGGCATCTTCGACCGCGGCCCGTTCAACCAGGTTTCCTCGAACCTTGTAGAACTCGGTCTCCGCCAGACCCGCAAGGTAGAACTCGCGATGAGCCTTCGACCGCTGGAAGTTAGGGCCTCCAGAAGGCGACGGTTCCGGTTGCTGCACCGCAGGTGGGTCGCCGCCAGGTTGGAGGTGACTACGCACATCCCGCTCGACTCGGTTTTCTTCATGCCGGGCCGCGACGGAGGCCTTGCTCGGATCGGCCGATTCGGCCAGCAGCGCCTCGGTGGCTTCTACGTCGACCTTGCCGTCCGAGCAAAGCACCAGGCGCTCTTGCTTGCCGAGTTTTGAAACGTAGGATTTCGACCATCCGTGGCGGGCGGCGAACTCAGTTTTGGTGAGATAAGTCATGTCGGAAAGTCCAGTTCACCCAATGAATTCAGGGGGTTAACCAGTTCACCGCAGTTCACTAAGCTGGTGAACTGTCCGCTAGCGAAGAACCGCGGGTTCCCAGTCCCGTACCCCAGCCAGATCACCAGGGTCCCCGGCCCCGCCGGGGCTGGCGCTCGGATCACTGACCAGGTTCGCCGCTTCGGGGCGGGACATCGCAGACCCCCAAGCGCTTGGCGACCCAGCGTTTGTAAAGCCCGATGGCGACATCCGCACCGGCAGTGGCCGTGAGGCAACCAATGGCGCTGGCCGACCACATCGACATGCCTGCCGAGTACAGCAACATGATGGTCGACAGCCCACACACGACGCAGGCGCCGGAGCGCAGCAGCACCTGGCGGAAAATGAACCAGCCGCTAACGCCGGCCATGTCGGCCCGCCACATCTCGCCTGACACCCCGCCGACCAGGGACAGGAAGATCACCAACCAGATTGGCATCTCAACTAACGCTTGCTGCTCGCTGTTCATCGAATCCCCCAAATGCAAAAACCCCGGCGCTAAGGCCGGGGTTTTCAGTGTTTAGCGGGTCGCTTTATGTGCCCGCACGTCTCGAAGATGGGTACATTTTGCAGGTCGAGTTTCCTGGCAGCAAGAGAGTTTTAATGCCACCCAGCAATAAGGGGTAAACGCCTGGGGAATGTCTAGCTAATGTCGGGGCAACACATATTCCCGGCTTAGCTTTACTTCGACGCTGGCCCATCGGACCCAAAGGGAGAAGAGATAGTGGGACTTGTGGAGCCCCCGAAAATCAAGGGCTGTCCCACTGTCTAACTGTTATTAGCCCTTTCCCGTGTAAAGAGAGAGATTAAAAGCACGCTGCGCGCAACGCGCGCGTAATACGCTGCATGCGCCTATGTGCGCGCCTTTGTGTGAGCGGTGGGACGGTGGGACAGCCCGCGAGCTGCGCGGGCTGGAGCTGGGCTAACCTGCGAAAAACGCAGCAGGACCGCAGCGGGACGGTAGGACCATAGGTGACAGATCATGCAGCCCTCTTCCCTTTTAACAACATTTGAATAGCAACATGGGCCTGGTGCAGGCGCTCATAGTACGTCTTTCTACTGCACCTGCAATACGACATCTTCTGCTCGAGCAGGCTTTCCTGGTTGCAGTAGTGCTCTTTGACAATGACGTACAACTGTGGCTCCAAATGCTTATTCACGATGATCTCGATATCCGCAGACTCATCAAGCAGCACCCGACTTCCCCTTGTACCTCGGATCAGATCTCCACGGCAGTCCATGAGAAGCCCAAGCATGCTACCACCACCCGAACCACCGCCGTAAACATCTGGCGTGTGCAGCTCTTGCGCCCACAGCTTCAGCATCTCATCAATATGCTTGATCAAAAGCATTCCTCCTTCGGCGCCGGAGGCTGCTCCAGGGGGCGTCCGCCCCCAGCCCTCAGGCTTCTGATACGCCCAAGGGCGCTTGCCGCTCTTTGGCAGCGCCGCCAGCCTACGACGACGCCAACCCAGGCGGTGCATGATCGACCCCACACGCATCTGCTCGGGCTTGCCCCAGTGGCCAGGGTCTAGGTTCAGCGCCTGACCCAGCACTTCGCTGCCAGTCACCGTTTCACCGACTTGGGAGGCCTCCAGCCAATCGAGTATCGGCCCCTCCCATTCATCCACCACGAAGCGCTCTTCCTGCTCCGCAGTGAACAGCTCTTCCTCCTCACGGGTCACCCACCAGATATCACCGGCTTGGTAGCAGAACATGGCTTCTGCCCACAGCTGGTCGCGCACGCGGCGCAACGCCTCCAGATCGACCTTGACGCAGGCGACCGGCCAATAGCGCCGGTTACCCGTGGCGTCTTTGAGGTATTCATCTTGGTTGGTGGTTCCCGCGAAAACACACTGGCGTGGCACGTCGCTTGTTCTTCGACCATAGCTTTCGCGGTAGGTATCGATGGAGGCCGAGAAGAACTGCTTGGCCTTGGTGCTCTCAGCCTTGTTGAAGCTGTCCAGTTCACCCAGCTCGACGATCCACTTACCCCGGATGGCCTGAAACGCGTCCTTGTCTCCCAGGGTGAACGGCGTGTCCATGAACCACTCGCCCCCAAGGATGCCCAAGGCCGAGGACTTGCCCGCGCCCTGCGCACCCTCAAGGATCATTACCGCGTCCGCCTTACAGCCGGGCTTCATGACTCGCGCCACTGCTGAGATCAGCCAGCGCTTCCCGACCTTTGCGCTGTATTCATTGCGTGGGACGCCGAAGATCTCATGCAGCCAGCGCTCCAAGCGTGGCACACGATCCCATTCGAGCTTGGCCAAGTAGGTGCACACTGGGTGGAAGGCATTGTCATGCGCGACGACGCTGACCGCTTCAACCACATGGGAGGCCTTAACGCGGAGGCCCTGCTGAGCCAGCCACTTCATCACCCGCATGTCGTCGATGTCGCTCCATTCCCCTGGCACACCGCCATAAGGCGCAGCACGAAGGCGCATGATCTTCGAGCTGAAGGCGTTATAGCCGATCACGCCGCCCCAACGCTCATCATTGGCCAGGATCAGCTCGACGTTCTGCATGTGGGCGATTAGGGCACCGCTCTCGGTCCTGGCCAGCATGTCCTTCCAGCCGCCGGTAGCCGGTGGTTTTATCACCGCCGTGACTTGCCGGCGAACGGCCTCGAGACCCTCAGCACAATGCAAGTCGTTGAAGTCGGTCCACTTGACCTCACGCTCACCCGAGAAAATCGGGCCGACCACTTGGCCGCCCACAACGACCGCCGCGTTGTTGGCCTTTTCCTCACCAGGGTTCCAGGGTTCGCCCGTCGGCCGCTTGGTCTTCCAGTCGTCATCGCGGCAGATGATGATGGACCGACCCGGGAAGCGTTCGCGCATGTGCTTGGCGACCGCCATCAGGTTGCCCGCATCAAAGGCGATGGCCACCGCTTGGGAGGTCGCCATGTGCAGGCTAGCGCCGGTGGCGTAGCCCTCACACACCAGCACAGGCTCACCGGGCTCTGGATGGCCACCAATCATGTGAAAAGCACCATCCTTGGCCATGCCATGCGGCCAGTAGGACTTGTCCCGTCCTGTATCCTCTTGGATAGCCGGGAAAATCACCTGAAGGCCGACAATGGCGTCCTGAGCATTCTGCATTGGAACAAGCACTGCGCCCGACTTCGGCGCATAACGAACGCCAAAACCGACCACCTGCTTTCGATCCAGGTAGGAGCTACGCCCCTTCTCGGGCATACGTTTGAACAGCGCTTCCGCCCGCTTGGCTGCACGGCGTGCAGCGTTCGCGGCGATCTCGGCAGCACGCCGCTTGGCGTCAGCCTGCCGTGCGCGCATAACTTCACGCTCGTCCGGGGTCAGCCCCCGGCCGTCAGTTTTCACCTTCTGCGTTTCGCCCAGGCGCCAATCGCCAAAGCTGCCGAAGATCAGGGTTTGCCCCTTCTCGGCCAGATGCTCATGCAGGACATACCAACCGTTCTTTTCCTTGCCCTTGTCATCCTTGGTGCGGCAGCGGGTCAGCTTGCCGAAAATCAAAGGCTGCTCGGGCTGAAGGCCGTAGTCATGCAGTTGGTCAAGAACCTTATCCAGCATAGCGAGCCCCTTTCTTCTCGAAATATCCCTGGCATTCGATGCAACGCTGGCAACCTTGCACAGCTAACCGGCGCGGCTCAGGGATGGAGCCCCCACACCCAACGCAATCTTCCAGTGACTCACACTCGGGCGCAGGCAAGCGTGCCGACAGAACCAGGTCCAGGTGCCATTGGGCGCGATCATTCGCCAGATCTGCGATATCAGCCACGACGATCCCCCGAGTGGTCTGGTTGACGTACTCGGCACGGCGATACATGCCGAGCAGCCCCTGGATGCCCCGGAACACCTGATTCTGGATCTCAGCCAGCTCCTGATCGTCGACCTTTCCATCACCGATGCTACGGGCCCAGGTTTCGGCCAGATTGGCTACCTGCCGGAAGAACTCGGCAAGGCCCATCGTCAGCGTTTCGGGGATGTCATGGGTGTATGCGTCAGACAGCTCTTGCCAAATGGTGTCACCGACAAGAGCGTGGACCGAATCAAGAATGCGTGGGTCCTTGGTTAGCTCCAGGATCTCACTGAACTCTTGAACGTTGACGATGTGAGTCGGATGGGTGGGAGACAGCTTGTGTTGGAGAGTCGTGGCGTTACGGCCGGTGGTGGCGGCAATGGCGGCAGCACCGCCTGTGTAGTCCCGCACAGCGTGGTACAGCGCGAGTTCGAGCGGGAGCACTTCGCGCTTGGCGCGCTCAATGCAGCTCATTGCAATTCGGCTCATGGCGTTGGTCCTTGTCGGTAGCCAGTGCCTGCGGCGTGTTGTGGTGAAACCAGCACCGCATAGCGTTGTAGGTGTGCAATAGCCGTCCCATCAAGGGCAGAAACGGCCTCAGGCCGGGGCGGCGCTCCATCGACCAGCCCCGGCGAAACAACCACCTCCCGTGGTGAAGGAGGTGACACCCAAGCTCCCTGCCTGGGCGTTACGATCAAGGTGAGTGGACCTATGTGGTGTGCCCGACTACCTATCACGCGCCCCGGCAGCATCGTGGTGCTACTGCCGGGTTTGGAAGACAATCACTCGCCTTCCCTTCTGGCACATGGCATTACGCTACTAAAGCTGCCAGTGCCAGCGACGAGAGGTGGTGTTAGACTCGCCGCGTGGTTCGTAAAGAGCCCTTGCCAATGATGTCGCCCGACTATCACTGGCAACCCGCCGCCCTATCTGTGGTGGAGAAAGGCGGCACCCCAGGCACTTGTGCCTGGACCCCCGGGTTCAAGGACAGTAGTTTCGTGGTGTGCACCACATCCTTGAACGCGGCCCGGTAGCACTGTGGTGGTGCTACTGGGAAACCAGGCGACCTTCGGGTCGCCTTTTTTCTATGTTGGCCGCTGTCTCTGAGGAGCGGCTACTTCAAGCAACCAGGACGCTTCAAATGGGTTACCTTTCTGTCCAGCAGCATTCGCTAAGCGCTCTGCATAATTCGTTTCGCCGGTGTAGTCCGTCCTAGGCAAGGAGCCAGCCAGACGCCATTTATTCAAAGCCTGATAACTTCTCCCGCACACCTTGGCAGCAGCACCGATACCTCCAACAGCTTCAAAAGTGAACGCTATTGCATTCGGAAAATCTTCGGGCCGCAGCATGTCAACCTCCTTTTATCAACCCGGAGTTGATATTATAGATCAACTGACTATTGCGCAAGCTCTGTGCAACCATCAACCCATGGTTGATAAAAATGAGCTACGCGCAGCCTTCAGCGCACGACTACATGAGGCCCTCGACGACGCCGGCGTTAGAAGCCGAGGCAGAGGCGTGGACATCCACAAACGCCTGAAGCTGGTCGGGGTTCATAAAACGACCCAAGCCATCAGTAAATGGCTGAATGGCGAAGCAATTGCAGAAGCTGACAGCATGGCTGCGCTGTGCGCTTGGCTGAACGTACGCCGTGAGTGGCTGGAGTATGGGGTACTCCCTAAAGCCCAGGAGCCTAACAGTAAGGGTCACCAACTCCAGGTCGGCGATCAGTCCAATGTGAGTGGAATACTGGATCGTTTCGGGAAGGTGCCTCTAATCTCGTGGGTCCAGGCTGGGGCATGGTGTGAAGCCATCTCCAATTTTGAGCCCTACCAAGCAGATAGCTGGCTGTCATGCCCAGTCCCCATTAGCGACAGCGGTTATGCCCTGAAGGTCCTTGGTGACTCAATGACAAACCCTGGACCAGGGAGAAGCTATCCTACCGGCTGCATCATTTTTGTAGATCCAGAGGTAGAGGCACATACAGGTGATCGTGTCATAGCAAGGGTACCAAGGACCAATGAGGTGACCTTCAAGGTGCTTGTGTCAGATGCTGGACGTCAATTCCTACGGCCCATAAATCCTCAGTATCCAATCATAGACATCACGGAAGAGACCCACATCTGCGGTAAGGTCGTGGGCTCCTTCATCCCTGAGTGATCAACCCTTCGACCCCAAACCCCTCATAAAATCAATTTTCAGTTGACATAAAACAACCACAAGTTGATATTTGCCTCACTCTTCCACCACAGAGTGAGGCAACATCATGCACGCCACTGCATCACTACATGTCCATCCAGCAGCCGCAACCATCGACCTGACTTTCAAAGTCCGGCGATTGGCCAAGCAGCACGGCTGCGCATTCGTCACTACCAAACGCCCTACGTCATCCCCCGCTTCAAACTGCACGCCCCCACACGATGGAGGGCACGCGGCATGAGCTACGCACTGAGCCACAACGCCTTTGCCTGCCTTAAGGCGCAGACCAACCTGACCGGGCAATTTACCCACATCCTTCGCGACGAATCGAACGGCGCGCGCGCCAAGGCAACGCTGCAGACTGAGGTTTATCTCGACCAGGTCAACGTCGTAATCCGCATGGGCTCGACGGTGAACAGTCTGACGCTGCCAGCGAACAATCTCGCCAGTGCGCGAAAGGTTGCGGCGCACCTCGAAGCTATCGCCAACGGCAAGTTCGACACAGCGGACATGCCAAATGTCGAGCCTGTACTGGCCTATGTGGCTTAGGAGGTGAACGTGGAACGCACACTTGCACAGACCGCCAAGCACTTCGGTATCAGCCGTAATGAGCTTATCCGCCGCATGCGTGAGAACGAACTGCTGACCGAGCGCAATCTACCCCGCTACCCCACCCGCGACCGCGAATACCTACGAATCAAAGAGGGCAGCTGGTTCCACCCCGAAGCCGGGATGCAGTACAGCGAGTCGACACGCGTGAAGCAGGCCGGGATCCCCTGGCTTGCACAACGTCTCGATCTGCAACTTCCGACACCACCGGAAGACAAGCGCTATGCGGCCTAGGCAGTACGCAGCCCAGATCCTCCAGTTCAAGAGCCGTGAGGAGCGCAACGCTGCGCTCCAGGAGGTTCCTGAAGAATGGCGCGACCTGGTACGCAAGCACTGCGAGATCACTTGGCACCATCCGTCACGCCACAAGCTCAGGGAGAGCCCGAAGCCTGATGAGCAATACCAACCAAATCGCGCTGCGCCTGCCGCACGCACCTGATGCAACCACCGTTGAACTGCTGTACCGAACCTTTGGCGATGTGCTCATCCCACTCGACAAAGTGCGTGTGCAGTACTTCCGCAACCTCAACGAAGACACTTTTGCCGAGCAACTGAAGGTCGGCCGGATCTGCTTGCCCATCACGACACTGGATAACAGTCAGAAAGCCCTGAAGTTCGCCCATATCCGTCATGTGGCCGCCCTGATAGATAGCAGGGCTTACCTGGCGGATGAAAAGCAGTCCCGGCAGCCAGATCAAGAAAAGCAGTAAGACCCCACAAGGGCCGCCACCACCGGCCCGCACACCACAAGGAGTAAGACCCATGACCACCCAACAGGTCATCGCCATCATCGTCATCAGCGCGTTCATAGTCGGGCTCTATGCCTACGCCTATCTTCTTGGCAAAAAAGCAGGCCGAGCCCACCCCCTACACGGCTTGCTTCTTGATCTTCCGTCGAGCGCTGCCAGTCGCATCCCCATCATGGGAATACCACCACAAGCTCTGGCCCCGGAGGGAAGCGGGCACGCTACAGCACAGGACTCCATTGAGCCCACTCCCGCTTCGCTCCGCGAAGTCCGTGTTGTCGACGCGCAAAAAACAAAAAGTCTCTGCTGCGAAGCAGCAGGCATTATTCCCCCCATCAGCAGCCCCGCCGAGGAACTGATACCCCACGACAAGCTGCGCGAGGCACCGCCCGCTGATGCAACGCTAATCGCTAAAAATCGCCCGCACGCGCAGCCTGCCGTGCGGTATACGCCCCCATCCGCCGCCAGCTGCATTGAGGCCGCGTTGGACGCAGCACTGGCCGAGCAGAACGGTACGTACGCCACCTGCGGGCAGATGGCACAGGCAATTGAGGCCGCCCTGCAGCAAGCCGGGTTCCTGTCCCCTGCTGATCAGTCCTACCAGGGCATGCCGGTGACCAGATCGGACTATGACCTGCTGATCAATACGGCCGAGACGTTGCTTCTGGCCGAAAAGACTTGGAAAGCTCTTCCAGGCACCGAGCCAGGCTGCAAACGGGCCACGCAGCAACAGCAGGACATCCAGGCGCTCGCATTGCGCGTCCACTTCGAGCTGCGCAGAACCCTGGCCCTCGGCACAACAGCGGGGAAAGCAGCATGAACCACACTCACCGCATCACCTTCACCGAGGCCTCGCTGACCTACGCACTGTCGGCTGTCCGTGGCCTTCACGACCTGAGCACCGAGCTTATCGCTACCGACATGTTCAGGCAGATAACGACACTGGTCGGAAATACAGTCATGCCCACGACAGTCTGGTGTGGCCAGTCCGGACTGTACGAGAACAGGCTTGATGCTGCCGTCAACGGCGAACAACAAGTTGCCCCTGCCGTGGTCGTATCAGCCCCCCATTACGACATCGCCACCGCCATCGGTGCAGAGCACGCAATGGATGCTGCCAAACAACAGCTTTCACAGGCGATACAGCGCGCATATCCCACAGGTACCAGAGTGCGCGCAGATCTTGGTCAGCATCAGGCAATCATTGAAGTCACCGGGTACGGTTCCTGGTGGGCAAACCCCGAGTACATCAACGGGAAAAACGTTAAGACCGGGAAAGAGCGCAAATTCCATCACCGATATGTTGTTGAGGTGTTGCCATGATCAACGATCTGCACCCAGTAAGCGTGCCACGCGAGCTTCTTGAGCAAGCCCTGGATGCGGCAGCAGCTGTTGGCATGCAGGACGTAGCTGACGGGCTGGATCGCATCCTCACTCCAACCACCGCGAAAGCAGCCGAGCTAATCGACGTGCTGCCATCAGTGGCTATCGAAGGCGACCAGCTGGTTATCCGCATCACGACCGAGTGCCTCCTGCATGCGGTCACTTGCTCACCGGAATGGCCAATCGACTACAAGGGCGCTCCGATCAGCATCCAAAACAGTGCGCTACTGATACAGGAAATCATTCACGAACTGCTGCGTGAAGACGAGCAAGGCACCAACCAGATGCACCGTTTGCTTGACCAAGCCGCCTTGGACGCTATCAACAACGGCAGCGAGGCAGTGAGTTATGACTGAGCGCATCCGTCCAACCATGGCCTCCCACAGCCTCGATTTGCCCGCCATCTGCGATGTTTGCGGCAAAGGCAGATCAACCCGTCGACATATGAAGTGCAGCCAGATTCGCCAACGCAGGGAGGGGGATAAGTGGGCAGCCTACATGGCCAACGTGGCCGCCAAACGAGCACTGAGTAAACGGACCATAGCCCGCCGGGGAGATAGCGAATGAAAACTGCAGTGCCCAAACCTACCCTCGTCGGCGCGAAACTGTCAGCGACGGTCAGCACCGGGTTCACAGCCCGAAGCGAGTCAGGCGCCCCTGCTCAGATGGCGATCATTGACGAGCAAGGTCACATTCTCGCAGTCGGAAAAGATGTCGCATGGGCCGCCTGGCGTGTATGCGTTGAGGTACAGGAAAATTTCTGGGAGGGACAAGGTCACCTAGTGGTACACACTAGCCCGCCCGGCCTCCCAATAGACGACAAGAAGTCAGCGTAAACATCAGTCTGGGCGGTCGACGCCGGCCGCCCACTTTCCAGTCTTCCTCTCGACCCTGAGCCATCGCCGCTGTCCTGCCTTGGAAATCAGCAACACATCGATGTACAAGGCCTTGCGCCCCTCTGGCACTACCCCACGCATATAAATAACGATGCGGTCGAAAGTATCGATCATCAATTGCCGAACCTTATCTCGCGCGTCGACCTCTTGCGCGTTGACACCAGCAGTCAGATCCAACCATACCCTCGCATCCGCTGGCCTTTGTCTGGAGGCGATGCCGGCCAGTTCTCGCTCCTCCTGATGCAGCTTTGCTTTGGCCGCAGTCAGCTGCTCCTCGAGATCGCGGGCTTTTCGCAGGAACGTAATCGGGAGCGCTCCATCGCCCTCCCCCAATGCCAAAGCCTCAGTAATCCGGCCAAGCTGCGCCTCGAGATCAACTACGTGTTTTCGCGAGATCATCACACCTTGCTGCAGATCACCACTTGGTCCAACAGGCTGTTGTAAGCGCAGCAAGTTCAT